GGCGACCCCACCGTACCCCCCCCACCCTCTTTGGCCCGGCATCGACCCAGCTTTGCGTTACGCTCTATTCCATTCAAACGATTCTTATCCCCCACTTCCTTCAAACGATTCTTACCCACCCACCCCCTTGTCCTCCAAACACTATACCCCCGGGGTATATATAAAAATCTGAACAAAGATGCGAACGTTCTCACCAGCGTTTACACCACTTGCGAACGTTCTCAAAAGCGTTTAAACTTCAGGCATGAGCAAACAGAAGGTACTGGAATTCATCAAGAGCCACATCAGGAGTCATGGTGTGTCTCCTAGCTATGAAGTCATCGCAAAGGGCATAGGGATGTCTTCCAAGTCCAACATCCACCGGATTGTTCATAGACTGCGGGATGAAGGTCTCCTAGACCTGAAGCCTTACAAGTTCCATTCAATCAGGTTAGTGGATAGGTCAGTGCAGGAGATTTCCCGTCTATGACTCTCCTGACCCATAAGGAGGTACAAGACTACCTGAGCATTGTGGACAAAGTCCCTGCGGCGGAGAGGGTGAAGATTACAACCCTGTTGGAGATGGATAGGGTAGAGAGATGTAAGGAGTCCTTTCTTCCCTTTGTGAAGGAGATGTGGCCTATCTTCATATCTGGGAAACACCATCAAATCATGGCAGATGCTTTTGAGAGAGTTGCCAGAGGAGAGCTAAAGAGACTCATCATCAATATGCCTCCCCGGCACACTAAGTCAGAGTTTGCTTCCTTCCTTCTGCCTTCATGGTTCTTGGGGAAGTTCCCTGAGAAGAAGGTTATCCAGACTGCTCACACCGCAGAACTATCGACGGGGTTTGGACGTAAAGTCCGCAACTTAGTGTCCTCTGACACGTATCAGAAGATATTCCAAACAAAGCTGTCGAGCGATTCAAAAGCGGCAGGAAGGTGGAACACCGACAAGGGTGGGGACTACTTTGCTATTGGTGTAGGTGGAGCAGTGACGGGTAAGGGTGCTGACCTTCTTATCATTGATGACCCTCATTCAGAGCAGGAAGCAAAGCAGAACAATCCTGCGGTGTTTGACCAAGTCTATGAGTGGTACACCTCTGGGCCTAGGCAGCGTTTACAGCCTAACGGGGCAATTATTATTGTGATGACCCGTTGGGCCAAGAGAGACCTTACAGGGCAGATTCTCAAGAAGTCCGGCGGGGACGGGGTAGATGATTGGGAGGTTATTGAGTTCCCTGCAATCCTTCCATCAGGAACCCCCCTATGGCCTGCGTTCTGGTCAAAGAAGGAGCTGGAGGCTATCAAGGCTGAGATTCCCGTAGCCAAATGGGAAGCGCAGTACCAACAGAACCCGACCGGTAATGAGGGTGCGATTATAAAAAGAGACCAGTGGAGGATTTGGGAGTCTGAGAAGCTCCCTATGTGTGACTACATCATCCAGTCTTGGGACACAGCCTTTGAGAAGAATAACCGTGCTGACTACTCCGCCTGTACCACTTGGGGAGTATTTGATTACGCAGATGACAAGGGTAAAGACCAGACCAACATCATCCTGTTGGATGCGTTTAAACGCAGAATGGAGTTCCCGGAGTTAAAGAAGCTTGCCTTAGAGCTTTACAAACAATGGGAACCAGACACCCTGATTATTGAGAAGAGAGCCGCCGGGGCTCCTCTGATTTACGAACTCCGCAAGATTGGAGTACCCCTGTCTGAGTACACCCCCAGCAAGGGGAATGACAAGGTTAGCCGTGTAAACTCTATTGCAGACCTATTTGCCTCTGGGATTGTCTGGTGTACAGGTTCTCGTGATGCAGATGAGGTTATGGAGGAAATGGCAGCATTTCCAAATGGCGATAACGATGACTTGGTGGACTCAAGCAGCCAAGCATTGATGAGGTTCCGCCAAGGTGGGTTTATCCAGATTGCTTCCGACGAACAGGATGATGAGCCCATCTTCCGTCGCAAGTATGAATATTACTAAGGACGTATATGGCTACCAATGTAGATAAGGGTTTGTATCAAGCACCGATGGGCATAGAGGAATTAGCCCAAGATGAGGAGCCAATTGAAATTGAGATTGTTGACCCAGAGGAAGTAAATATTCATATGGGTGACATGGACATCTCCATAATTCCCGGTGAGGATGAAGACGAGTTTGGTCAAAACCTTGCAGAACTCATTGACGATGGAGACCTTCAATCCATTGCAGGGGATTTGGATGGAGACATCGACAACGACCGGAACAGTCGTAAAGACTGGGAGAAGGCCTACACCGATGGTTTAAAGCTACTGGGTCTTCAGTTTGAGGAACGCACAGAGCCGTGGCAAGGAGCCTCGGGAGTGTTCCATCCCATGATTACTGAGGCAGTGGTACGGTTCCAATCGGAAACAATCACAGAGATGTTCCCGGCCCAAGGGCCTGTACGTACAAAAATTATTGGTAAAGAGACCCCTGAGAAGAAGGAGGCAGCAGTTCGTGTTGAAGAAGACATGAACTATGAACTCACCGAGGTGATGCGTGAGTTCCGCCCTGAGCATGAGAGGATGCTGTGGAGTCTCCCCGCTACAGGTTCTGCGTTCAAGAAGGTCTACTACGACCCTAATCTGGGACGGCAGGTCTCCATGTTTGTTCCCGCAGAGGACATCATCCTCCCCTATGGGACGACCGACCTAGACACCTGCTACCGCCTAACGCATGTCATGCGTAAGACCAAGAACGAGATTATGAAATTGCAGGAAAGCGGTTTCTATCGGGATGTTGAGTTGGGTGAACCAACAAAGGACAGAAGCGACATTAAGCAGGCCAAGGACAAAGAGACTGGCTTCAGTGATTTAAACGACGACCGCTACACCCTCTATGAGGTTCATGTAGACCTAGACCTGCCCGGATATGAAGACACAAACTCCGACGGGGAAGAGACAGAGATTGGACTTCCCTACGTAGTCACCTTCATAAAAGGGACAAACGATGTTCTGGCTATCCGCCGCAACTGGGAACCGGACGACGAACTGCGTTTAAAGCGCCAGCACTTCGTCCATTACCAATACATCCCCGGATTTGGGGCATACGGCTTTGGTCTGTTCCACCTCATCGGTGGATTCGCCAAGAGCGCCACCAGCATCATGCGTCAGCTTATCGATGCAGGAACTCTGTCCAACCTTCCCGGAGGATTGAAGTCCCGTGGACTGCGGATTAAGGGAGACGACACTCCCATCCAACCGGGAGAGTTCCGGGATGTAGATATTGGTTCTGGGGCTCTTAGGGACAACATCCTGCCTCTTCCTTACAAGGAACCTAGTCAAGTCCTCGCAGCTCTACTGGGAACCATCGTAGATGAGGGACGTAGGTTTGCTGCGACAGCAGACATCAAGGTCAGCGATATGTCCGCCCAATCCCCGGTCGGTACAACTCTGGCAATTCTGGAACGTCAACTGAAGGTGATGACGGCTGTACAAGCCCGCCTCCATTACACGTTTAAACAGGAATTGGGCCTCCTTGCTGAAATCATTGCAGACTACACAGACCCAGCCTACGACTACGACCCAGACACATCTAACCGTAGTGCAAAGAAGACTGACTACGAATACGTGGAAATCATCCCCGTAAGTGACCCTAACGCAGCAACAATGAGCCAGAGGGTGGTTCAGTATCAGGCTGTGATTCAGATGGCACAGATGGCTCCTGACATCTATGACATGCCACAACTCCACCGCCGGATGCTTGAGGTATTGGGTATTAAGAACGCAGAGAAGCTAGTCAAGCTCCCAGACGACCAGAAACCCCGTGACCCCGTTACGGAGAATATGGCAATCCTTAAAGGAGAGCCCGTCAAGGCGTTCTTGAATCAAGACCATCAAGCACATATTGCCGTTCATATGGCTATGCTGCAAGACCCAATGATTATGGCAACCATTGGACAGAATCCCCGCGCTCCAGCAATCCAAGCAGCCATGATGGCTCACCTTGCAGAACATGCGGGATATCAGTACCGCAAACAGATTGAAGCTCAGTTGGGAATGTCTCTACCTCCAGAGGATGAAGACCTGCCACCGCAGATTGAACAAGCTCTGTCTGGAATGATGGCTCAGGCCGCTCAACAAGCCTTACAGCTAAACCAACAGCAGGCCCAACAACAGCAAGCTCAACAGCAAGCTCAAGACCCAATGGTGATGATGCAGCAGCAAGAGCTTCAGCTTAAACAAGGCAGTCTGCAACTGGAAGCCCAAAAGGTTCAGCAAGATTTTGCAATTGAGCAAGCCAAGCTGGAGCTAGAGAAACAACGCATGGTTCTGGACTCCTCTGCCAAGGCGGACGCTAACAATCTGCGCAAGGAAGAAACCGCCGCTCGTATGCAGTTGGAAGGTGTCAAGGTTGGAGCTTCCATCCGGGAGAAACAATCTCAACAAAAGTTTGAGCAAGAAAGCTCAGGGGTGAAGATTGGAGCCCAGATTGCCAAAGACCAAATGGGTCAAACAAACCAAGGTGAACCATGATTCAAAACTTCGCACGCGTATTGCGCGAACAAATACGTGCAGACATGAACAATTATGCAGACGACATGGCTGGTGGGGCCTGTCGTTCTTTTGAGGAGTATCAAAAACTGTGCGGGGTGATTCAAGGCCTAGCTACCGCAGAGTCCTACCTATTGGCCTTGCTAAAGAAAGCTGAAGATACAGATGAGTAACATCATTTTGCCACACGGGGTAGAAATGCCCGCGCCAATCCAAACGTCAGAAGAACCTGACGCAGATATGACAGATGCAGAGAAAGCCAAACAACTTCCAGAACCAACTGGATACAAGTTGTTGTGCGTGTTGCCTCAAGTGGATGAAACCATTGAAGGCACAAACCTCGTCAAAGCGAAAGAAACCATTCGCCGCGAAGAGCTAACTACAGCAGTTCTGTTTGTAGTCAAAGTTGGCCCGGATGCATATTCCGACAAAGAAAAGTTTCCTAGCGGGCCTTGGTGCAAGCAAGGGGATTTCATCATGGTTCGCACCTACGCAGGTACGCGATTCAAGATGTACGGTCAGGAAATGCGTTTCATCAACGATGACCAAGTAGAAGGTGTTGTGCAAGACCCCCGTGGAATCACCCACGTTTAAGGAGATACCATGTCAGAGTTTAAATTTCCCGACGAACTGGAAGATGAAAAATCAAGCCGGTCAGTTGAGATTGAATCTAACGCAGATGAAATTGAAATTGAAGTCGTAGACGATACACCTCAAGCAGACCGAGGCCGTAAAGCCTTGGACAAAGAGGTTGAAGACCCCACAGATGAGGAAATTGCCTCATACGGTGACAAAGTAAAGGTGCGGATTAAGGAATTAACCCACGCCCGACACGATGAGCGCCGTGCAAAAGAAGCTCTTATGCGTGAAAAGCTGGAGCTTGAGAACATGGCACGACAGATTGTTGCTGAGAACCAACAATTACGTAAGCATGTCAATGATGGAAGCCAGCAATTTCAGCAGCAATCCGTCCAATTGGCAGAAAACGAGCTAGAAAACGCCCGGAAACAGTATAAAGTTGCACAAGAGGCATTTGATTCTGATGCTATACTGGCTGCGCAAGAAGCGTTGCTAGAAGCGAAGATGAAAATCGCCGCTATTAAGGGCTCCCGACAGCAAATCCGTCAGGAAGAGCGTGAAGAGGCCCCGCGACAAGTCCAACAGCAACCTGAAGCCAAGGCAGATGCCAAAACCTTGCGCTGGCAAGCAAAAAACCAGTGGTTTGGTTCTGAGGGATTTGAAGAAGTTACCAGCTACTCACTAGGGCTGCACCAAAAACTAGTGAACTCGGGTGTTGACCCGCGAAGCGACGAGTATTTTGAACAAATAGATACTCGCATACGAGACAAGTTCCCAGAGGTATTTGGGAATGAGAAGTCTAGAGAGTCTTCCAGACGACCTACTTCGGTTGTTGCACCCGCTGCTCGTTCATCGGGCGCAAAAAAAGTTCAGATGACTACCACTGCTATGGCATTGGCTAGGAAGTTTGGATTAACCCCGCAGCAATACGCTGCTCAAGTAGCTAAATTGGAGGCATCAAATGGCAACTCGTGAATCTCGTGAAATTTCCACCCGTGAAAAAGGTGCTCGTTTTGTTTATCGGCCCTCTAGCACATTGCCAGACCCGAATCCTATCCCCGGTTACACACACCGCTGGATTGCAACACATGTTCTAGGTCAATCTGACCCCACGAATGTGTCCCGCAAGCTCAGAGACGGATATGAGGCGTGTAAGGCAGTTGATTACCCGGAGATGATGCTCCAAGGTAACGAAAAGACAGGCAATATTGAAATTGGTGGTCTCATGCTCTGCAAGATACCCACTGAAATCGCTGAAGGCATGTCTGATTACTATACCGGTCAATCACAAGCGCAGATGGAAGCGGTAGACAACAGCTTTATGCGTCAAAGTGACCCGCGAATGCCGTTGACTATGGAAAAACGCTCTAGTTCAACGCGTGGACGGTTTTAAGTTTTAGTTTTAAGGAACTTCTAAATGGCATATCCTACCGTCGATAAGACGTATGGTCTCAAGCCAATCAACCGATTGGATGGACTTCCATACGCCGGAGCACTCCGGCAAATCCCCGTTGCGGCTGCTTACGCTACTGCAATCCTGAATGGTGACACTGTTCAAGTGGACACTAACGGCTACCTAGTCGCCAAAACTGCTACCGCTACCGGTGACAGCATTGGTGTATTGGTTGGTTGTCAGTATGTCAACTCGTCCGGTCAAACCGTCCAAGGGCAGTATTACCCCGCTGCAACTTCCACCTCCACTAACTTGGCTTTTGGCTATGTTGTGGATGACCCCAACGCATTGTTCAAGGTTTGCGCCACTGTTGCTGCGTCCACTACTCCTACGGCTTATTCCCGTGCGATTGTTGGCTCTAACGTTGCATTGGTTGCAGGTGCTGGCTCCACTACCACTGGCGATTCTGCCTACGGTATTGACGGTTCGTCTGCTAACACCACCAACACCTTGCCAATTCGCGTAGTTGACGTTGTGCCTGATACTGCTACTGGCCCTGCCGGTGTAGCTGCCACGACTTATTACGAGTTTTTGGTCAAGTTCAACTTGCACCAATACACTGATACCACCGGTATCTAAGGAGTAAATAATGGCTATTTCACGCGCACAACTATTGAAGGAACTCCTTCCCGGACTTAACGCTCTGTTTGGTCTGGAATATGCCCGCTACGGCGAAGAGCACAAGGAAATCTACGAGACCGAGAAATCGGAACGTAGCTTTGAAGAAGAAACCAAACTCGCTGGATTTGGTGCTGCACCGGTCAAGAATGAGGGCTCTGCCATTGCTTATGACAATGCGCAAGAGGCTTTCACTGCCCGTTACAACCACGAAACCATTGCGTTGGGCTTCTCCATCACTGAAGAGGCAGTGGAAGACAATCTGTATGACAGCCTGTCTGCCCGCTACACCAAGGCCTTGGCTCGCGGTATGGCTTACACCAAGCAGGTCAAAGCAGCATCTGTTATCAACAATGGTTTCTCGTCCAGCTACCTCGGTGGCGACGGCGTGTCCTTGTTCAGCACTGCTCACCCGCTGGTCAACGGTGGAACCAACAGCAATCGTCCTACCACTGGCGCTGATTTAAACGAGACTTCCTTGGAAGCCGCCGTTATTCAGATTGCTCAGTGGACGGATGAAAAAGGTCTGTTGATTGCAGCCAAGCCCCGCAAGCTGATTATCCCCACGAATCTGATGTTCGTTGCTACCCGTCTGTTGGAAACCAGCCTCCGTGTTGGCACTACCGACAACGATATCAATGCACTGAAGAACAATGGTTCTATCCCCGAAGGTTATACGGTCAATCACTTCTTGACCGACACCAACGGCTGGTATCTGACCACTGACGTGCCTAACGGTATGAAGCACTTTGAGCGTATGGCTCTGAGCAATAGCATGGACGGCGACTTTGATACCGGCAACGTCCGCTACAAGGCCCGCGAGCGTTATTCGTTCGGTTGGTCTGACCCTCTGGGTATGTTTGGCTCTCCCGGAGCCTAAGGGTAAAACCCCTTGAGAGAGGCCCCTTCGGGGGCCTTTTTCATTGGTTGCGCACATTCTGCAAATGGTGTATATTGCATCTATTCCGGGGTTACCGGCACATCAAACCAGTCCCGGCTGGACGACATACCGATTGATGTGCCTCACTTGTATGTAAGGACTCATCATGGGATTCGCTACTCACCTCGGCCCTTGGCTCTTGGGCACTGTCAAAAACACCACCGGTACTACCGCTGGAACCGTCCGCAATATGGGCGCAACCATCGTTGCCCAGACCTACACAGCCCCCACTTCTGTCATTCTGGCAAGCCCTACGGCGCAACTGATGTTCGCGCTCCCTGCTGGCGCTAAGATTGTTCGCTTTGGCCTTGAAGTTAATGTTGCCTTGACCGGCGCAACTAATTGCGGCGTTACTATTGGCAGTGCTGGAACGGCTAATCTGTACATGGCTTCGGTCAACACCGGTACTTCAGCAGTTCAAACTTCTCCAGCCACTATTGCAGCGGCTACGTCAGGTCTTTATGACAGCATTGGCACAACTGATGTTCTCGTCTACGGTACGTTTACCGCAGCTACTGCTGACGCTACTGCCGGTACGATTACTGTCACTGTTGAGTACATTGTTCGTGACTCTGACGGCTCTGCCAACCCAACCGCGTTCCAACAGTAATTAGTCTCGGGGGCTTCGGCCCCCGTCTTATAGGAGATTAGTTATGATGCAAACAGATGTATTAGCCGGACACCTTGATGTTTCGGGTTTTATTGCCCCTGCTGGGCGTTTTCGTGTAAAACAAGTTACTTATCAAGGCAGCGGTGGCGGGGCTGGTGTTGTAGAAATATTTGATACAACCGTTGCGCCAACTACAGCTAGCTACGGTAGATCAGGAACATTGGTTACGGTAACTAAATCCGCGCATGGTTTATCAACAGGTAATAGAGTGGGTATTGGTTTTAGCGCCGCTTCAGGAGCATCTGGAACAGATGGAAATTACACAATAACTGTAGTTGACTCTAGTACTTTTACATTTGATGACCCAAATTCAGGAACTGTAACCCCCGGTACAGCTTGCCGATATGTAAACAGTGGCGCTCGTTGGCTGGTTAGTTTTGGTACTTCTACAAGTGTGACAACTCCTGTGGCCATTTTAATACCTGGAGAAGGTCTTTTGGCGGCTTTGGGTGTTTATGCAAACATATCAAATACCAGCTATGTAACGGTGTTCTATGGCTGAAGTCAAACAAGCAAGTCTGGCTGGGAATAAGCTGTTTATCGGCATCCCAGCGTATGACGGCAAGCTGAACATCAAGACTGCTTTTGCACTGGCCCAGCTAGTGCCAGAGGCGGCTAGGTTTGGCGTGGACATATTTTTGTCGGACATCTCCAACTGCTCAATCATCACTATGGCCCGCAACGCCTTGGTGCATGAGTTTTTGAAGACCGACTCAACCCACTTGCTTTTCATTGATGCAGACGTTGTAGTCAAGCCCAGTGATGTGATGCGGCTCCTTGCTCAAGGTGGACAAAAGGATATCTCTGCCGGAGCTTACCCCCGCCGCGCCAAAGACAAGAAGTTCTTTACAGACATCTTCTACGATGACAATGGTGAGTTAGTGTTTGATGGCTCCCTGATGCGTGTAAAGCGCGTCGGTACGGGGTTCATGCTCATACAGCGCCATGTCATTGAGGAGATGGTCGCAGCGCATCCTGAGTGGTCATATGAGAACAAGGGCAAGAACGAAACGATGTCTGCTGTGTTTGACTTTGCTATCGTAGATGGGCAGTATGTTGGAGAGGACTACCTTTTCTGCGACCGCGCCACTGCAATGGGCTATAAGGTCTACATCGACGTGGAAATCAGCCTACCTCACATTGGTACAGAAGAGTTCACCAACAACTTCTATGAAGAAGCTGTAGTCCCCCTAATCCAGAACATCCGTCAGTCAAAGCTGAGAGTTGTAAATGGCTAAGAACCCATCCCTTGCAGTTGGTCGTGGTGAGAAGCTGCCCGTCTCCAAGGGGGCTGGTTTGACTGCCAAGGGTAGGGCCAAATACAACGCAGCCACAGGTAGTAACCTCAAAGCTCCACAGCCACAAGGTGGCAAGCGTAAAGATTCATTCTGCGCCCGTATGTCTGGTATGCCGGGGCCAATGAAAGATGAAAAGGGCAAACCAACCCGCAAGGCGGCTTCTTTAGCAAGATGGAAATGTTAGGAACACAAAATGGCTACTAATCGCATGGTTTCAGCAAAAGAACTGGAAGCTTCTGGTCTTTCTTTGCGTGATTTTTTAAATAAAGAGCGCGGCTTAACTCGCAAACCCCCGGAAGACACAAAATTTGGTGTAAACAAACCCCGTGGCCCAAGCGCAAATGATTTGGCTACGTATAAGGCACAAGAGTTATCAGATAAAGGGCTTGATGAGAATGGTATGCCCATTAACCCAAAGAAGGATGATGGGTCTGGTGGGAAAAATACAATAGATAGACAAGATGCAATGATTGCTAGTTCCCGTAAGAACGCTGGCATGAAGGGATATGATGAAGGCGGCGACCCCATAGAACGTGGCGGTAAGGCAAAGAAGATGGCTTCCGGTGGTTCTGCTTCCAGTCGTGCAGATGGCATTGCCCAGCGTGGTAAGACCAAAGGACGGATGTGCTAAATGGACTTGAACTCAGCATGGTCAGCGGCGCTGACCTTAACAACGACCATCATTGGCTTTTTGCTGAAAGAGAAGTTCAACGAGTTAAAGCGGTTAGATATACTGCTCAACAAAACGCGAGAGGAAATGGCCCGTGATTACACTACTCAAGCAGAAGTTCAGCGCATTACTGACCACATTGACCAGCGGTTTAACCGCCTTGAAGCAAAAATTGACCAGCTTATTCACGCGGGGAAGTGATGCCAAGCACGAGTAAGAAGCAACACAATTTCATGGCTGCGGTGGCTCATAGCCCATCGTTTGCCAAGAAGGCAGGGGTTCCACAGTCCGTGGGCCAAGATTTCAGCAACGCCGACAAAGGCAAAACGTTTAAACGAGGTGGTGAGATGGCTACAAAAGGAATGAACCCATTTGCTAAATTTGAGAAATCTGGCAAGGACGTGGAGAAGAAGGGAGTCAAAGAGGGCTCCAAAAAAGACATGATGATGGACAAGAAGCAAATGATGATGAAAAAAGGCGGGATGCCCAAGATGGCTACCGGCGGTTTCGTTCGTTCGGCAGATGGTATTGCCAAGAGTGGCAAGACCAAGGCCAAGCAAATCAAGATGAACAAGGGCGGCATGTCCTGCTAAGGAGTAACACATGAAAGCAAAAGACCTAGCTGCGCTTGCAGCCCTTGGTGTAGCTGGTTATGCTGCCTATGACAAGTTTGGCAAGAAGGGTGAAGCCAAGCCAAAGGGTAAGCTTGGTGACCGGAAAAGTTCAATAGACGAGGGAACTGAAGGTGAATATCGCAAACAAGACACTGGCAAAACCATATCTGTAAACGATGGGGATGCTGGCGAAGCTGAAGCGCGTAATGCAATGAGCTTCCGTCCCGACGCAGGTATGCGGCCTGATACTGAAATGCGGGATACATTCCGTTCCGATAGAGGTATGCGTCCTGATGCGGAAATTCCTGTTCAGAATAGTATTGGCGCACAAGGTCGTGAAGTGCTTGGAAGAGAACTACGCCAGCCCGGACAAAAGTGGGGAGGAGAAGGCCGTAGAAGTGGTGCTGCTCCAGCGGCATCTGAGTCTGCTCCTGTTGCTTCTGCTCCGCCAGCCGCTGCGCCAGCCCAAAAACAATTTACACGCCCCGGTACGCAATCATCGATGGGTGCTTTAAGCAAAGCTGGAAAGCCAGCTAGTAGCGCAGCACCTGCAAGTGCGCCAGCTTCTGGAAATGCAGCAATGGGCGCGTACAGCCAAGCACAAGCAGTGCCCAAAAACATTCGGTATTCCACCGAGGCAGAAAAAGCCCGTCAGGCAATGATTGATGAGAAGAGTTATGACTCTCAGTTAAATCGTGATAGACGGCAAGCTGTAGTGGATACAGTTAAGAACATTCCTTCTAATATTGCTAAAGCTTTTGCTCCGCCTGAAAAAACGTTTCAGAACAAGACGTATGTCAAGGATGGGAAAGTGGTGCGTTATGCCAAAGGTGGAATAGTCAAGAAGATGGCCTCTGGCGGCATGACCTCATCTAAACCGTCTTCTGCATCTAGCCGTGGCGATGGTATTGCTCAACGTGGCAAAACCAGAGGAACCATGCGGTGATGTCTTCACGCGGCATGGGGGCCGTTGACCCATCCAAGATGCCTAGCGGCAAGAAGAAAGCCCGCCGGGATGACACTGACTTTACGCAGTTTGCTGAAGGCGGAGAAGTGTGGGACAAAGCCCGACCCAAAGGGTTGGGTGCTCCCAAGAAGTTAAGTGCTGGCAAGAAATCCAAAGCAAAGGCAGCAGCCAAGGCTGCGGGTCGTCCCTATCCAAATCTCGTGGATAATATGAGAGCCGCACGGAGTAAATAATGGCATCCTCAGGAACCGCTACATTCAACCTTGACTTGACGGAAATTGTTGAGGAGGCATATGAACGGACGGGTTCTGAGTTACGTACTGGATACGACCTACGCACAGCCCGCCGGTCATTGAATCTACTGTTTGCAGACTGGGCAAATCGTGGTGTAAACATGTGGACGTTTGAACAGGGTTCCATAACCCTAGTTCCCGGTCTGCCAACCTACCCAATCCCAACCGACACAGTTGACCTTCTAGAGCATGTCATCCGTACCGGAGAGGGTAGCGTATCAACGCAGGCAGACTTGACCATTACGCGTATTAGTGTCTCCACCTACGCTACCATCCCCAATAAGCTTCAACAGGCTCGTCCCATTCAAATCTGGGTTCAGCGGCTAGATGGTTCCACTACAGCATCAATAACTACCCTTAGTGCAAGCATTACATCGACTGACACAACTATTACAGTGGCATCAGCAGCCAATTTGGCTTCTGCTGGGTTCATCCTAATCGGTACAGAGACAATCTACTATGGTTATGTCACTGGTAACGTTTTGTACAACTGTGTACGGGCACAGAATGGAACCACCGCAGCAGCCCACACATCAGGTGATTCCGTATATGTACAGAACCTTCCCTGCGTCACCGTATGGCCTACACCAGACGATTCCCAGACCTACACCCTTGTGTACTGGCGGATGCGCCGTATTGACGATGCAGGCGGTGGTGTAAACACTATGGATGTGCCATTCAGGTTCTTGAACTGCTTGGTGGCAGGCCTAGCCTACTACTTGGCTCTCAAGGTTCCTAACGCTATCGCTCGACTGGATATTCTCAAATCCCAATACGATGAGGCTTGGGAGTTGGCGGCTACAGAAGACCGTGAAACAGCAGCACTGCGGTTTGTGCCGCGCCAGACGTACATTTAAATGGCAAACAGGTTTGCTTCCGGCAAGAGGGCAATTGCTATCTGCGACAGATGCGGACAGCAGTTTAAACTTGTCGAGTTAAAGAAAGAAATCATCAAGACAAAGACGTACAACTTGCTAGTTTGCAAGAGCTGTTTTGACCCCGACCAGCCTCAATTGCAGCTTGGTATGTACCCAATTGATGACCCACAAGCACTACGTAACCCACGCAGAGATACAACGTATTACACCGCAGGGCTTATGCCTGATGGATACAATAGTGGCGGTAGTAGGGACATCCAGTGGGGCTGGAATCCGGTTGGTGGAGCTAGTTTTTTTGATGTAGGTCTGACACCCAACTACTTGGTCGGAACCACAAGTGTTGGCACAGTAACGGTTTCATAGGAGTCCATGATGGATACAAAGACAGTCAAACGCATTGCCGACACTGAGGCCAAGAAGATGGTCAAAGGACATGAGTCGCGTATGCATGCCAAAGGCATGAAAAAAGGTGGCCCAACCTCTGAAGACCGGATGCGTCTTGGACGTGGTTTATCTCGTGCAGCTAACCAGAAAACGGGGTAAATCATGGCAATCAATAACAAGCCTGCTTCGGCATATGCCAAGCCTCATACTATGTCTGGGAAAGAAGTGAAGATTTCTTCAAACCCCGGCAAAGACCCTAATCGCAGCAAGCTGGACACCTCGGATATCAGCGTAGGTCAGTACAGCAAGTCTGCTGGTGATGAACAGACCAAGACAACTGGTATCAAAATCCGTGGAACTGGCGCAGCTACCAAGGGCGTGATGGCACGAGGCCCGATGGCATGAACTATTCTGAGCTT